CTGGCATCACAGGAACAGTGGATCCAGGAACAGGTCAAGACGATACAAGAACAGACAGACAGAGAAATTATAGTTAGGAGCCATCCACGCAGTCCTCTACTGATACCCAGTGAGATACCTAGGAAGATCACGGGAACCTATGATGACTTTGATTTTGACGCCAGTTACTACTGTGTGGTAAACTACTCAAGTGGTCCAGGAATACAGGCCGCCATACAGGGCACACCGGTTATAACTAGTGAGTTAAGCCTGGCACATCCCATAAGTAACAACATCAACAGGATGAGACAGATGCGGAATCGTGCCACGGATCAATGGCTAACTGAGATCTGCCATACGGAATATCTAGTGGATGAGATACAGAGAGGCCTATGGCTGGATAGATTGGAACAATGGGTTTGAACAAGACGACAAGACAGTATTATGAGCAGAATGGTATCCACTGTGCCTGCGTGATACATGGCGAATACTATCCATGGGAGTACGTGGAGAAACTGTACTCGTCATTACAGAGACACTTCAGTTATCCCGTACATTTACACGTATGGACGGAAGCCGCTCGCGACGTGCCCAAACATTTCATAAAACACGAACTACGTGACCTGGGAGTCAAAGGACCCAAGAAGTCATGGTGGTACAAGATGCAGTTGTTTAATCCCAAGGCTCACAAGGGTAGGCTGTTCTATTTTGATTTGGATGTCGTAATAACCAGCAACTTGGATTGGATGCTACATCTGAGTGAGGACAAGTTCTGGGCGGTGCGTGACTTCCGTTATCTTTTCCGCAAGAGCAAGAGTTGGAACTTCAACAGCTCGGTCATGGTGTTCAACACGGAGACATGGAGCGGACTATGGAAGAAGTTCAAACAAGCCAGTGATTACTATATGCGACAGTTTAATGGTGATCAAGATTTCGTAAATACGGAGGTACCGCAGAATCACAAGGGCTTCTTGGATTGGAACAAGATCAAGAGCTTTCGCTGGCAGGTGCAGGACGGTGGCATAGACTTCATATATCGCACATACCCCAATAAGGGTAAACCCAGAGACCATATATTTCATGATCTCAGCATAGTCATATTCCATGGTGAGCCCAAACCACATGAAATAACAGATGATGACGTTAAAAGACATTGGCGTTAGCATAAATAATAGCATTACGAAGGAGATTTCTCGAAATGGCGAATAGAACTTTTAAAATGATGGGAAGGGCATACGCGGCATCAGGTGATGTCACGGTGACCTTGACAGTAGATGGAACACAGGTGTTTAACAGCACGGTGAGTACACAAAACACAGCATTGGGCGGTCCACCGCAATTCTCTGATCTCAGTGAATTAGTGACATGGACCCTGGACGAGTCAGTGACCGGAGCCAAGTCAGCGACATTGGCGGTCAGTGGCGGACAGTTCATCATGGGTCCGATCAAGTGTAACGGGGCACACAGTCACTATCAGAACTGGGCAGATATTGCTAACATGGATCCATCGAACGTGACCGCTGACGAGCAATCAGCATTCGCTGATCTAGTGGGATCAGACGCACTAGGAGCAGATCTTTATAACGCACTCAAGGCAGGAACGGTAACGAACCCAACGGATGCACAACGGGCAACAATGGACGCGGCTGATCAGGCTGGACCAATGAATACCGTGGATTACGTATGGTTACTAGCAGACAACGACCAAAAGGCATCAGCACAGGTCAATGGCGTCGACCAACCTGGTTGGGACGATGCTGAAACGTCAGCCAAGAACTATCTCATGTTAGAGGATGGTGATACCTTGACAACGACATGGTCGATCACTCCAACGGATAACTATCCAGAATATCACGTTGACGTCATGAATTTAGCATAGATCACGACACGAGGAACTTCACAATCAACCCTACCTTGCGTAGGGTTTTTTGTGGTTTTTTTGCCACAAAATATCACTTGACACAAAAACCAAAATATCATATAATAACACTATGAATAACTTCATGGGGGTAATATGGTAGCAAAAGCAATCAAGTTCAACAAGAAAGAATCAGACGAGCAGATAATAGAACGCATAGGCAAGCGTTTCTCGATATTAGACGACATGACCAAGGCCTGTATCACCGGTGACGTCCGTGCTATGATCGTCGTAGGCCCTCCAGGTGTGGGCAAGTCATATGGTGTTGAGCGACAGTTGGAAAAGGCAGGCATATACAGCGAGCTGGGATCAAGACCAAAACCTTATGATGTGGTCAAGGGTGCCATGTCAGCGATCGGTCTATACTGTAAACTGTTCAACTACAAGGAAAAGGACAATGTCCTAGTGTTTGACGACTGTGACTCTGTGTTACAGGACGAGCTGTCGTTGAACATCCTTAAGGCCGCACTTGACAGTAAGAAGACCCGTAAGATATGTTGGAACACTGACAGTTACAAACTACGCAACGAGGGCGTTCCTGAGACATTCAACTTTGAGGGTTCAGCGATATTCATCACCAACATCAAGTTTGAAAATGTCAAGAGCAAGAAACTACAGGATCACCTACAGGCCGTGCAGTCAAGATGCCACTACTTGGATCTAACATTGGACAGCAACCGAGACAAGCTCTTACGCATCAAGCAGATAGCACGCACAGGTGCCCTGTATCAGGATTATGACTTCACTGATGCCGAGATGGAGGAGCAGTTGGACTTCATCGAACACAATCAGGACAATCTAAACGAGCTGAGCCTGCGTATGGCACTCAAGATCGCAGACCTCAGGAACGTTTCAAGATCAAATTGGAAGGAAATGGCAGAGGTCACCTGTATGAAACGCAGATAATTTGGCTAAATTAGTTTGACAAAAGGCCTGCTTCACAGTATAATTAATTTATATGAAGCAGGCTTTATTACATGTGCTCGACGAGGTGAACGTCAAGATCGAGGGACTGGACCTAGACGTCCGCAAGAAACTATCCGACACGTTCAAGTTCGAGGTGCCTGGTGCCCGTTACATGCCAGCGGTACGCTTGGGCAGATGGGACGGCAAGGTGGGCTTCTTCCAACTTGGTGGATCCACATACATCAATCTACTTCCTGAGATATTGCCCATACTCGAGGCATACAACTATGACGTTGATCTCGAGGACTATCGTGACTACCAACGCAGTTATGAGTTGGAACCCGTTGACGAGGACAGTTATGCGGACTACGTATGGCCGCCGGGACATCCACAGGCGGGCAAGCCGATCATACTGAGAGATTACCAGGTCGAGGTCATCAACAAGTTCCTTGACAATCCACAATGCCTACAGGAGATAGCCACTGGTGCTGGCAAGACACTGTGTACGGCAGTGCTGAGCCATAGATGTGAGCCACACGGCAGGACCATTGTGATAGTTCCAAACAAGAGCTTGGTCACGCAGACCGAGGACGACTATGTCAACATGGGCCTGGACGTCGGAGTGTTCTTTGGTGATCGCAAGGAGTTTGGCAAGACACACACTATATGTACCTGGCAGTCATTGAACATCCTATTGAAAAAGACCAGGGCAAAGGACGTGGACATCACCATAGACGAGTTCCTACATGACGTGGTATGCGTGATGGTGGATGAGGTACACATGGCCAAGGCAGATGCTTTAAAGACCTTGCTAACGGGACCAATGAGCCGCGTACCCATACGTTGGGGTCTGACTGGCACCATACCCAAGGAAGAATACGAACGCATGAGCTTAAGATGTTCGATCGGTGATGTCGTTGGTAAACTATCAGCAAACGAATTACAGCAAGAGGGCGTGTTGGCCAATTGCCATGTCAACGTGTTACAATTGGTGGACCACACGGAGTATAAATCATATCAAGATGAGCTTAGGTATCTGCTAGAGACTGAGGAACGCATGGAGTACATGGCCAAGTTGATCGACAAGGTCAGGCTAAGTGGCAACACTCTAGTTCTAGTTGATCGCATCGCACCAGGCAAGAAATTAACAGAGCTGATTGATGATGCTGTGTTTGTCAGTGGTGCGACCAAAGCAAAGGATAGGAAAGATGAATATGACGAAGTTGCGACAATGGATGGTAAGGTTATCATCGCCACTTATGGTGTTGCCGCTGTTGGTATTAATATCCCTAGGATTTTTAATCTTGTTCTCATTGAGCCTGGCAAGTCTTTCGTGCGTGTTATTCAGTCAATTGGTAGAGGCATTAGGAAGGCTGAGGACAAAGATTTCGTCCAAATTTGGGATATAACCAGCACATGTAAGTTCGCCAAGCGACATTTAACAAAACGCAAGGCATTTTATCGAGAGGCAAATTACCCATTCGAGGTAGAAAAGATTGAGTGGAACTAACGATTGACAGACACGACTACGTCACGTATAATAGGAGTAACATGCAGATACTAACATTAGACAACGTGAAATATGATCTCGACACCCTCCCGGAGGAAGTCGATGACATGCGTTTCAGCATCTTGGACAACAGCGATCCAAGCAACCCAGACTATCATTGGATACCTTTGATATTCTTAGAGTCCTTCAATTCACCAGCACTAGTATTGAAGATAGGCAATCACAAGATACGCATGCCGGTGGACTGGAGCATACTGATAGGTGAGCCCGACGTGGGTGACCTGGAGGTGCTACCACTCACCAGCATCAATGACAGGGGGTTCAGGGCGTTCCAATTCAACAGCCTGACGGACTTCCGTCCCAGTTTCTTGGACATAGAGATAGTGGATGTCTATCAGGACGTGAGCTGGTATAGTCCCAAGTTAAAGAACGGGCAGTTATTGGCAGTACCATTGAGCGACGGACCACAGCCCGAGTGCTGTTACTTCGTCAAGGACATAAGCCGTAACTGTGAGATAGTTAATTACACGTTATCATTCTAATGGCAGATAAGAGCTCACCCTTATACATCGGTAATGAAATGGCGGCCTATGATCGTAAAGATCGAGACTACTATGACAAGTTTACTGATGAGGAAAAGAAACAGTTCTCAACTTACTTAATGTTGAGATATGGTGCTAGTGTAGGTGGCAACAAAGACCTACAGGCATATTACTTGATGGCAACTAATAAGTTTGTCAACAAGCATTTCTTTGACTTAAACAAACACACAAAACTACAGTGGTTAATGTGTACCACAGTATCACCTAACATGGGTAATCAGTTTCACTATTGGTTGGCGGCTAAGAAGAAAGAAGGCAAGTCAACTAATAAGTTACGCAAGGTTGTGGCATCATTATATCCAAACATGAAGTCGGATGAAATGGATATGTTTATGTCAATGAACACGGAAAAAGAGATAAAAGAATATTGTAAGGAGTTGGGTTGGACCGATGACAGGATCAAGTCAGACTTTTAAATGTAGGTATTGTGAACGTGAGTTCCGTAAGGAGACCACACTGGAAGTTCACGTCTGTGAGCAGAAGCGTCGATATCAGACCAAGGACGATCCAGCCACACGTATAGCATTCCAGAACTTCTTGGCATTCTATGAGACCACACAGGGCTCGGCAAAGAACAAGACGTTTGATGACTTCGCAAAGTCAGCATACTACAGGGCATTCGTAAAGTTCGGCAACTACTGCGTCAACGCCAAGGTCGTGGCGCCCACACGCTTCAGCGAATGGTTATTGAAACACAACAAGCGTATAGATTATTGGGGCAGTGACAAGTTGTATGAGGAGTTTCTCAAGGAATACGTGTACAGGGAGAATGCCACTGACGCATTGACACGTGCATTAGAGACATCCGTTGACTGGGCAGAGGATACTGATAATCCAACGGAACACTTCCTACGCTACGGCAACTCCAACAAGTTATGCCATTATGTGACAACGGGCAAGGTAACAGGATGGACCATATTCAACTGCGAGAGCGGACATGAATGGTTGGAGAGTTTGAATCCGGAACAGTTGGCCATAGTCTATGACTTCCTGGATCCGGACAAGTGGAGCCGTAAGATAAGGGACTATCCGGGAGATACGGAATACATGAAAGAGATGTTAAGGAAAGCGGGATGGTAAAATTTTCCACAGACGTAGACATAGACTTCGCTGATAGAGACACCATACTGAAACTGATCAGGCATACTCCTGCCATGCAGATCAATGACGGTAATGTGCGTAGGCATAACAGTGGGGTATATGTCACAGATATTCCCTACAATCCATTGACTGAGACTGCCAGCATAGACTATCAAGAGGCAGAGGAACGTGGCTACTTCAAGATCGACTTCCTCAACGTAAATGTCTACAAGTTGATCAGGGATCAGAAACATTACGATGAGCTCATGGCAAGAGCTACGCCGTGGCACAGGCTAAAGGACAGATCATTCTTTGAGCGTGTGATACACATAGGTAATCACTTTGACTTGGTGAGGGGGTTAGACATAGACAGCATACCGAGAATGGCAATGTTCCTAGCTCTGATACGTCCGGCCAAGAGACATCTCGTGGGCAAGTCCTGGACCGATATCAGCAAGGACATATGGACACAGAACAACGACGAGTACGCATTTAAGAAGTCACACGCGGTGAGCTATGCGGTGTTGGCAACATTACACATGAAGTTACTAGATGAAGATTTGGATACACAAGGACAGTAGGCTAAAAGATATCCTACACTTAGAGGCATGCGAGTACGAGACCCTCGAAGACCTCGAGAAGTTACCCGACGATACCTTACAGATCATACCACTCATATATGATGAGACCACATTCCTAAACTACATCAAAAAGAGCCAAGCCAACATAGTATTGGAAAACCCTTTCGAAGGATCAAACACGTTCGTAAGAATGTTAGACACGGGTGGACTTTTAAAGGACACATTAGCAGGACGCTATTCTACAATAAGCACAGGAGAGATGCCGGAAGGAATAAGGAACTGTAACATACAATACATGTTGTATCTCACGGGACTCAAAAATGAAGAACATCGACACATAATGTTTGGAAGGCACGAACGACCTTTCACGTTCCTGTACCTAAACAATCGCATCAGAGAACACAGAGTAGCATTGATCAACGAAATGGCCAAAATGGAATTGTTAGATGGTGCTCTATGGAGCCACATATCTAGCGGCAAGGCATTACCTAGTGGGTATGATTTAGGCAGAGAGATAACACATGACACACTAGTAGATTGGACTAAGTGGGAAGCAGGACTCATGGTGGAGAAACAACACTTCGACACATACTTCTCGGTACAGGCAGAATCCACAGTGAAGTTGCGTTACAGCATGTTCAGTGAGAAGACATGGAAGCCAATATTGGGAGAGCATCCATTCGCAACACTGAGCGGAGCCAATCATTACAAGGACCTCAAGAAGATGGGCTTCGAGACATTCGATCATGTGTTCGGTAGTGACTGGCACGAGCTGGAGCCCTGGGAGAGCAGGATGAAGGAAATGGTCAAGAACATAGCCAGGGCAGTGGGTCCGGATCTACATGACATAATGTTTGACGATGAGACTCGCAGGCAGGCACGCCATAACGTGAGACACTTCTGGGAATGGTACGATAATTATTCTGTCAGTGCCACTGACAAACTGTGTAACTTCTTAGAGGAACTTTATCCGGGAGTCGAAGCAGTCAACAACAGATGGGAACCTAACCCATCTTTCTTACTAGAGTTATAGATCTCTTTTTAGTACGTTTCTTGGCAAGGTCGCCAAGGCTGATCGTTGGACCCAGCAGTATCTCAAGATCCTTGTTTATGAACGTCTGTAGGTAGGGACGGAACACCGCCCATTCTTCTCTGAGGAATATGTTTATGGGTATGCTTCTATTTGATTCCCACCACCATACCTCGGCAAGTTCTAGAAACTTTTGTTTGAGCTGTTGATCGACTATGCGTCCGAAGTCGTACATCGTGGTCACGTTCTGATCTCGGTTCTGTACTATGCCAACGTACTCGGCACCTGAATAGTGTACCACCGTTATGAACGGGTACTTCTCATTCAGCTCTTTGAAAAAATTACTTGTCATTGATCTCGATAAATATAAACATGTTTACGACCCAAGTCTATTTATATACATACAAACACCCGGTGGTATTACGTGATACCACTCAGGCAGTCGCGGCAAGGAGGTACCCACAGGTGTACGCAAAGACATTGAAACTACATAAGGGCACGGATAACGTTCTGATATTTAATTTTATCAATCAGGATCAAAAACCGGTCAACAATTCAACGGCAACTTTCACATTCAGGCTTATGAATCGTGAAGGCACTGACCAACTGTTGGCAAAGACCATGGAAAACATAGATGCCACGAAGGGCACCGCAAAGGTTACGATCACTGAGGCAGACCTTGACACCATAGCAGTACAAAAGGCCAACTACTCAATAGAGCGTAGCCAGTCAAACAGTGACCTATATGACACAGTGTTCGTGGATGATCATCAGGGTGGTAGGGGTACTATTGACATAATAGACAGCGTATATCCGGAGCACACAGAGAGCACCAGTGTGACAATTCCGAGCTTCAATGACACTGACGGTAGCACAACACACTACTCCAGCCAGTTCACCAGTACCGGAGAGACCACGACGGTACAATACAAACCAAGTTCATTCACGGGCATCATAGTATTGGAAGGTGCCACTGCGACAGATGGGCTTTGGTATGACATCACTTCAGACATAAATCTAACGGCATCAAGCACTACCGGATACATAAATGTAACGGGCTTCCATCCTTACATGCGACTACGCATAGAAGAGGTAAGTGGTAGCATTAGTGAACTTAAAGTTAGATAGATGTGGAAATCAAGAAACTAGCAGTATTCGGAGACTCATGGATATGGGGAGATGAACTCCTCGATCCCAAACTGAGAGACGACCCAGACAGCCATCCCTGCTTCACGCAGAATGACGAGTATCGCCTGTCCCACTGTTTCTCAGGTCTGATAGCCAAAAAGTTGGGCGTGCCATATGAGAACTATGGACAGCCAGGCGCCAGTTTACAATCCACGATGTGGACATTCATGTGGTGGTTGAACAACCGTGACACTGCAGACACCATGGTGTTGATAGGATTAACGGCTCCGGACCGACAGTCCTGGTATAATCCTGATCACGTAAGTTACTCAAACGATCCCGAATGGAACAAGTACGTACATTCAGCATGGGTCAACTTTGGATCAAGTTCAATACCCGAAGAGTGGCAACAGTTTGGTAAGCAATATCTAACACTTAGCCATTGTGACGAACTATCTCGATTAAACTATCACCAGGCCGTATTATTCTTTGATGGTGTTAGTAAGAGCCTAGACATTCCGTTGTTACAATTCAATCTTTATCAACCCTGGACACGTCTGAAACAGGAAGTATCAACACTTCTATGGCCCACGAAGAACATGCAAGAGGTATTATTGGGCCGCCCGGATTTTAAACAGATACATGCTCCTGGCCACCATCCAAACGAGCAAGGTCACCAAATCATATCAGAATACTTGATTCCTGAGATAAATCGTGTTATACTAGCATAATGCTAGACATCACATCAATACTGCCCGCGAAACACAAGCGAACAGCATCAGGCTGGATATCGTTCAATGCCGTCTGCTGTGAACATAATGGTGAGAACAGGGACAAGAGACAACGTGGCGGATTGAAACAGAACGGCGAGGATTGGAGTTATCACTGCTTCAACTGTGGGTTCAAGGCCAGTTTCAAATTGGGCAGGACCCTGAGCTTCAAGGCACGTAAGTTATTGAATTGGTTTGGTGTTGATCAAAGCGTGATACAAGCCATTAATTTAGAAAGCCTAAAGCGTAAGGACATGGCACAGTTGGTCGAAGATCGTGCCAAACCCAAGGTACAGCACATAGAGTTCAATGACGTGGTCATGCCCGAGGAACTGAGACTGTTAGAGGAAACGGACACGAAATATATCGAATATTTGGAATCCAGGGCAGTGGATCCTGGAGACTATCCCTATATGGTATCGCCCAACCAAAAAGGTAGACAGGCAGAACGCATAGTCATACCATATACATACGAGGATAGGTTAGTGGGGTACACGGCCAGATACCTAGATGATCGCAAGCCCAAGTTCATCAGTGAGCAACAACCTGGATACGTGTTTGGCACTGACCTACAACAGGAACATTGGACACAGGCCATAGTTGTTGAGGGCATATTTGACGCACTGAGCCTAAATTGTTTGGCATTGTTACACAATGACATCAATGACAAGCAGGCAAGACTGTTAAAGAACCTACGCAAGGACATAACAGTGGTGCCAGATCAGGATGAGGCAGGACTTAAACTGATTGATCGTGCTGTTGAACTGGGTTTTGCTGTATCGATACCTAATTGGGCAGATGACATCAAGGATGTCAATGATGCTGTAAAACGTTATGGTAGATTAGGAACTTTGATAACTATAATGACAGCAAGAGAGACATCAAAGATTAAGATAGAACTAGCGAGGAGGAAACTTGATAAACGACTACGGGGTTGATCTACAAAGACTGTTTTTGGAAATGATGTTACAGGATGCACAGAGCTACATCCGTGTGCAGAACATATTCAATCCACAGAACTTTGACAGGACTTTACAGGGTGCGGCCACGTTCATCAAGGAACATTGTGACAAGCACAACACCATGCCAGATCGCAAACAGGTCGAGGCAGTTGCCAAAGTCAAGTTCGAGGAGATCCCAGAAGCCAAGGACGGACACTATGATTGGTTCCTCGAGGAGTTTGAGAAGTTCACACGCAGGCAGGAACTGGAACGTGCCATCCTCAAGTCAGCAGATCTATTGGAAAAGGGTGACTACAATCCAGTAGAGAAATTGATCAAGGACGCAGTACAGATTAGTTTGACCAAAGACATGGGCACTGACTACTTCGACGATCCCAAGGCAAGACTGGAAGCCATAAAGGCCAGCAATGGTCAGGTAAGCACTGGTTGGCCCATGTTGGACAGACTGCTGTATGGTGGATTCAACAGAGGTGAGCTACAGATATTCGCAGGCGGGTCGGGTTCAGGTAAGAGTTTGTTCATGCAGAACTTGGCGGTCAACTGGGCAATGACTGGTATGAATGGTGTCTATGTGACGTTGGAACTTAGTGAAGGCTTATGCTCAATGCGTATGGATTCTATGATGACCAACACTAATTCAAAAGAGATCTTCAAACGCATCGAGGAAGTTGAGATGAAGGTCAAACTGGCAGGCAAGAAGGCTGGACAGTTACGCATCAAGTACATGCCGGCACAGTCAAACGTCAACGACTTGAGAGCGTACATGAAAGAACTCGAGATACAGACAGGTAAGGGGGCAGACTTCATGTGTGTTGACTACCTGGATCTGTTGATGCCTGTATCAGCGAAAGTTAGTCCAAATGACTTGTTCGTCAAGGACAAGTATGTGTCTGAGGAACTGCGTAACCTAGCAAAAGAACTGGATATCGTGTTTGTAACTGCTTCACAGTTGAACAGGGGTGCTGTCGAGGAAGTGGAATTTGACCACAGTCACATCGCAGGTGGTTTGAGTAAGATCAACACTGCTGATAATGTGTTTGGTATCTTTACTAGTCGTGCTATGCGTGAGCGTGGTCGTTATCAATTACAGTTGATGAAGACTAGGAGTTCAAGTGGTGTGGGACAGAAGGTGGACTTGGAGTTCAACGTCGACACCCTACGCATCACAGACTTGGGTGAGGAAGGACAGCAAGGCTACAACGCACAACCTCCATTGAGAGACATCAAGAAAGTCGAGCCAGTCATAAACAATGACGGCAAGGTAGAGAGCGGCACGGAACAAGAGACCGCAAAGGTCAAGGCAGAAATACAGAGCAGTAAGCTCAAGAGCTTATTGAATCAAATCAAGACTCAGTGATGTACTGTCCTGATATACATCATAATCTGAGTATCAACTACAGAAATCAGAATCTGCAAGTGGGGCCTTGTTGTCAGGCAACACATTCCAAGGTGATCAATGATCAGATCGTCGATCATCCTAGATTAATAGAAATTAGAGATCTAAGTGAACAAGGAAAATCAACAGTAGATTGTAATTCGTGCATTCAGAAAGAGAAAGCAGGAGGAACTAGTAGGAGACAAGATCAGCAGGTATATTATAAGGATTGGAAAAAACAAGGCATACGGGGATTAGACATAACCATTGGTAACCTGTGTAATCTTAAATGTGTAATCTGCGGAGCACATTCTAGCACGACATGGTTTGATGACTGGAAGGCACTAGGATATGACATAGAAGATGATTGGCAGTATGATAAGAAGAACCAATACAATTTAGATTGGTTGTCCGACTTTAACGATCTAGAAATAGTTCACTTTACGGGCGGTGAGCCCTTGCTCAATGATACCCATGTTGTTTTTCTTAACAAGCTCAATGAAAACCATATCTTAAAAAACTGTAGAGTGACGTATAATACGAATGCCACACAAACTCCCACACAAGATGCCATTGAACTTTGGAAACAGGCTGATGTTGTCGAACTGTATTTTAGTTTAGATGACATTAACCATAGGTTTAACTATCAAAGATCTGGTGCCGATTGGGATAGAGTTCGGGACATTCTTAGATATTTTTATGATATGGATACGACAAATCATCTTTTTCATATTAACATAACCTGGTCATACCTAAATATATATTACTTGCCTAAACTTATCGATTGGATAAGAGAAAACTTTTCATCTAATAGATTTGGAGATACCACCTATATACATCTTCAGAAAGGTTATGGTAGTTGCCAGATTAATTCATTAACGCAAAACCAATTTGATGTATTGGAAGAAAGATTCAATGGATATGACGAGTTGGAACATATCTTAAAGAGTATAAAAATCTCGTCGGATAAACCAACTATCTTTATCGAATACATACAAAAACTAGATAAAATACGAAGCTCAAGTTATGATGCCGTTCACAAAGAATGGGCAGAACTAATTTATAACGATAAATACACTCAATAACGGAACCAATAAAATGTTGAAGAAGACTAGAAGCATACTTGACGAATTGAGTGACATGCCCGTCAATCGAGACAAGAAACACCTTGTCGAGAGCCGTGCGAGCAACATCATACAGAGTGCCATCAATCTATTTGAGCAGTTGGAAAACATG